ATTTTCTGCTGAGCAAACGTCAGCACCTGCGGCGCCTGATGTTTTATACTCAGGCGCCGCAACTCCTTCGACATTTTTAATACGAACTACTGGTCTCTCAGCCATCGACTGACTCCTCCTCTGGATTTGAGGCATCGGCAATCTCAGTGCTTGAGTTGATGGTCAGCGCCGCCTCGATGATCTTGTGAATATATGGAGAGAAATTTTCGTCACGAAGTAGGGCACCGAATTCTGATTTGTAGAACTTCTTCTCCGCTATGACCTCACCTGTTTTGATGTCGTTGACAAGCAGCTCTTTCCATGCTCCCGTACCTGAAATTTTTGCCTTCAGGCGAGTCGCAGTCTTCCCACTTCCCCAGTCAAATTCGACGACTGAGGCTTCACAGTGTGACCTGCACTCGTCGAAGATATATTCGTCTTCCACGATTCCTTTGCCAAAGATGATGTCAAACTCGCACTTACGGAACGGAGCTGCGACCTTGTTCTTCTTTATGGTGATTGTGGTGTGAATGCCAATGATGTTGCCTGCCTTGTCTTTCACCTGCGCACCGCTGCCCAGTCGAATACGAACTGACGCGTGGAATGGAATTGCCTTGCCTCCAGGGGTGACAGCTGGATCACCATGAAGAACGCCGATGTTATCACGCAACTGATTGAGGCATAGCAGCGTGACATTGTTCTGTCCAATGACACCTGTGATCTTACGCATGCCTTTCGAGATGACCCTCGCCTGCAGACCCATACTATTCTGATCATACTCGCCGTCGAGTTCAGCCTTAGGTGAGGTTGCGGCCACGGAGTCCCAAATGACAAGGATGGGGACCTTCTTGTCGAGGACCTGTTTTGCCTTGAGGATGGTGGACTCTATGATGGCAAAGACCTCCTCAGTGCAGTGTGAATCGCAATAGACAAAACGACGTCGGACATCAATTCCCATGTCGGCAAGTTTAGCAACAGGGGTGGCATTCTCAGTGTCTATGTAAACCACCAATCCACCCATCTTCTGGGTGACAGCCGCGGCATGATATGCCAAGTGCGACTTACCTGATGATGGCTGGCCTGATATCTCTATGATGCGACCCTCTGGATATCCGCCGCCAATGGCGTTGCGGATGGCATAGTTGAGTTGCACTGAGCCTGTGTCAATCCATCGTTTTACGACAGTGGGGGCATCTGATTCGCTGAGGTTATAGGCGATTCTTTGTCCAAACTCTTTATTGATGTCTCGAATTAGCGATCCCATCATCGCATCGACATCGTCATCTGACTTCTTGACCGTCTCTGTCTCTTCCAATTTAATTTTTGCCATCTGATTCCTTCATTTTAAATGCAACAACGACGGTGGCGGACAAAAGATCCGCCACCGTCATTTTTCAATCAGTCTTCGTTCATCAGATCTTCAAATGCAGCATCAAGGGTGGAGCTCTTCTTCTCCTCTTTTGCCTTCGGCTTCTTGTCGACAACAGGTGCTACAACAGTTGCAGTGGTCGTTGGCTTCAACTCTGAAGCCAACTCATCGAGGTTATCTTTTGGAGATTCTCCTCGAACTGCTCCGCCACCTTGATACTCCTCGACAGAAGGTCCACCGGTGCCACCATTGAGCCAATTGCTCAAAATTCCTTCGATCTCTTGATATGTCTTAGGACGATACATGTCATCAATGTTAGGAATCGAGTCAGTCCACTTTTGAAGGAGGACAGGGTCCTCATGAAGCTTGGAAGGACGTCGAGCAGGATCTACCATGGTGTCCATGAACTGCTTGCCTGGCGATTGTGACAGTGTCACCTTGAGGTCGAAGCCTTCTGTTGGTGAGAGGATGTCACCGACCTCATCGTCAAGGAAAAATGAAAGCATTCGCTGATAAACGATCTTTCCAAATGCCCAGACCATGACCCCCTTATCCTCCTGTCCACGAACGATGACAGGTGTATAACATCGCATCTTTGCCTGCAACTTCTTGGCAAGGGTACGATCATCGGGTTTACCGCTGCTATAGAGCTTTTTAACAAGCTCATCAATTGGATCAGGCTTACCAAACTGCTTCGGTGAAAGAATACCTGCATTCTCGCCGATGTAATAGAACCAGCGTTCTGTGAACGGCTGTCCGTCAGGAGAATTCTTCCAAGGCAGACACCTGATCTTGTGCTCACCAATTGTGGGCTTCCAAAGTTGGACAGATGATGTCCGCTTCACGCCACTAAGTTCTGCAACACGTCGCTTGATTGCTTCTAAATCAATAGCCATATTCCAATTCCTCTTCCTCAATAAAAAATTGACTTAGACAGAACTTTGAAGCACCGTGCTTCAAACATTCATGCCGACGTCAACTTCATAAACCTAATCCGCGAGCCTTCAAATGTTTTTGATGATGAATTTTATTTCAGCATCGGTGGATTGGCTCACTTCCACACTGCGAGTGACTTACGATTCTTCCTCTTTTTCTTGCCTGCGCCAGGACCTTTCATATCCTCCGAAGATAGGCCAAGTGGAACTGTGAAGCCACCGCCACCGCCCAAAGATCCGCCGACGGTGCTCATCTCATCGACAGCTTCCTCGGACTCGTCTTTTGGCTTCTTACGAATGCCCTTGTGCCCTTGCGAAGGAACAAGCTGATTGGCGACTCTTGGGTTCTCAGAGAGCACAGCTTCTATCACTTCGGAGATATAACGTCGCAGCATTTCATTCATGTCATAATTATGCAGAAGCGTCACATCGTGACGGCATCCTTTTCCTGTTTTGTCGAAATAAGATCAGCCATGTGGACGGCATCTGCGAGCCGCGGTTCCTTCAATTTATAAGGTGCATTTTCAGCAGCATACTGCCCGTCGTTAAGCATAATTGCAAGAAATTCTTCTTGCGTCAATTTGAGGCCAAAATGCTGGCACAACCAGACGCCGCGATGGGGCACAGTCATGTACTGCATCTGCTTGTTGTATTTATACATTTCACCGAGCTTATCGCGATGCCAATCTGAGTCCTGCGGAATGTAATAATCACTTTCATGATCTCCGCATTTTCCAAGATCATGGAAAAGTGTGCCGATGATCATCGAGTCTTTAGGAAGATCCCACCCGAAAGCCTTGGATAGCTTCAGCGAATTCGTCAGGACACGAAGAGAATGATCGACGAGTCCACCTGGGTAAGCCGCGTGAAAATCTTTGCGAGCCGAAGCTGGGCACAGGGCTAATCTTTCTCCCAGAGAATCCACCATCAGCAGAGCTGCTTCAGCACGGTCTCCTAGCTTCTCACATAGGGATCGATATTTATCGAAGTTCTCAGCAATTTGTTCAGGGGTTAGTGACATACGACAATCATACGTTGACGTGTCGATGATGTTCAAGAATTACTTGCGGCGACCAGCACCCATCCTCAAATCTCCGGGATTGCCCCATGCATGACCACTGCCGATGGCACCGATTCCTCCGCCGGATGCTGTGAATCCATCTGATCCGAATCCTGAGCCTCCACCGCCACTATTTGCGAAAGGATGCGTTCCGAGGGCAGTCTTATAACCTCGCGTCTGCTTTATAGGCTCACGTCCGACAAACTTAAATCCGATGGCCGCCAGCTCCTTCTTAACGTTGTCGACATCAACCGGAGAAGGTTCAGAGACTCTACGGTTTAATCGGACGGAGGAGATGTTACGGGCCAGAGCCTGCAATTCTGTGAACCCATATTCGTATTCATCATTATCCAATTTGAAAGCTGCAAACGACTTTACGTCACGCATTTGCGGCTCGCTGCGAAGTTCATCTATCTCTGACTCAGCTTCTTTCTCAAGGACTTCTGAAATTACGGATCTTAATTGTCGAAGTCTTTTCATTGACTCGACTGTTACAGCTTTTATAGGCTTTTGCAATTCAGCACTTAAATCTTCAAGTGCATCTTGCACAGACTTTATTTGTTCAATATCTATCTCATCAGTGGGAAGATCTTTTAACATATCTTCAAGGTCATAATAAGCGTTGGCCTTTGCTGGGTCATTTAAACCTAAGATAAATTTGTCATTTATTCCGATGCTACTTTTTGCCATGTCGAGTGAGTCAAGGGCAGCTTCAACATCCGGCAGCGTTGTGGCACGGCGGAGCTCATCTTTGGCTTTGTAATCTCCTAAATAATATTGCACATCTTCAAGAGATGTTGGCGCGATGTTATCCTCATTCAGCGCTCTTCTTGTCTCTTCTTTAATAATTTGACGAAGATGTGATAATCTAATTCTCATTTATAAAAATCCTTAATGCGCGGTGATTAAATATGTGCATTAGACAATTTTATCATATTTCAGCGGAAATTGGTGTTCGTATGTAGGAATTGAGACTGAGGTGCAATTTTTAACATCTGATACTCTATCACCTCTGACATCCAAGATAATTGCATCATGAAGCACGAAGAGGGGTCGCACGCCATCGGGTCCTAACCCCTGCAAGATGGTGTCGAAACCTTGCAAGGAAACGTCGACCCCGGTGGACTGGGCGAAGGTATTGACGAGAATAGCATCACGGGCGTCATCATCCACCAAGTGAGGTCGACCGAACCTGCTGCGAACTTTGCCATCAGCATTGAGCTGCTTTCGCAGCCTATCAGCCAGCTCTTCGATGCCAAAGTGACCCCTGATGCGGGACACGAAGGCGTCGAGCTTATCGTCAGGAACCCG